CATCGCTGAGCAGGCAGGTAACGCTATCGGTTTCAAGATCAACGACCTTGCAACTGTCGGTACCGGTTCGACCGAGACTGAGGGTATTGTCCCCGCAGCAGGTTCCGGTGTAACTGGTGGAACCACAACCTTCACCGCAGACCAGCTCATCGACCTTCAGTTCTCACTGGACGGTGCAGCACGTCGTCTGCCAGGTGTCGGCTACATGGGTAACACCTCAACCCTCGGCGTTATGAGGAAGCTAAAGGACGACAACAACCAGTACCTCTACACCGTAAACGTAGGTGCGCCAGATAACTTTGCAGGATTCTCAATCTTTGAGAACCCAGCAATGGCTGACGTAGGCACTGGAAACAAGTCCGTCCTATTCGGACACTTCCCAAGCTACAAGATCGTAACCACCGGTCTTGAGGTTGCCACTTCATCGGATGCCTACTTTGCAAACGATGTCACGGCGTATCGTTTCACATACAGAATGGACGGCGCACTCACGCATTCCAGCCATGTGAAGTACCTGGTACACGCTTAGTCGTTACCACAAAAGCCGACCGGCTCAGCGTTGTAGGTTCCGCTGGGCCGGTCTTTTTTTGTTAGAGTAACAACATGGCAACCTACAAAATGCAAGGCGCAGTCTCACTCGCCTCAAACTCAATCGGCTCATCAACCGGCTACGGCGTGCAGGGTAAGTATCTCGCTGAGAAACTACTCAAGCACGGCATCAAAGTAGCCAACCTCTCCAACTACGGCCTCGAAGGTCGCGTGGACACAATAAGAACAAAGCATGGTGACGTAAAGCATTACCCGCGAGGTCAGGTTCTCTACAGCGAGGACGTGATGCAGCTATGGCACAAAGACTTCACCTCGTCATTCCCGACGCTCAAGAACTACCTATTCACGCTTTACGATGTCTGGGTTTACAACAACCTGAAGTTCGACGGTGACATCATTAGCTGGGTTCCGCTAGATCACATCACGCTACCTCCGCAGGTTGCTAAGTTCCTACTGCGCGACCAGGTAACGCCAGTCACTATGAGTCCGCACGGCCAGAGGCAACTAGAGGATGCCGGTATTGACTCGACCTACATTCCGCACGCGGTAGACACAAAAGTATTCAAGCCAACCGACGATTATCTAGGGATGCCAACGCGAGAGTATCTGCAAGTCCCCGAAGATGCGTTCCTAGTTTCGATGGTGCAAGCCAACAAAGCTAACGGCCAGATTCACCGCAAGTCCCTAGCCGAGCAGTTCCTAGCCTTCGGAATGTTCCGCAAGGAATACCCGAACAGCTATCTCTACCTGCACATGGAACCAAACAAAGCATTCGGCGGATTCGACATCCCGCGCCTACTCAAAGCCTGCGGACTCGATCAGAGCTGCGTGCTTATGGCAGACAGCGACATCCTCCGCACCGGATACCCGCAAGAGTTCTTAGCGGCGGTTTACACGGCTTCAGATGCGCTACTGGCAACGTCCTATGGCGAGGGCTTTGGCGTGCCGGTTGTTGAGGCGCAAGCCTGCGGGACCAGAGTCATTACTTCGGGCTTCGCCGCAACGCAAGACTTAGCCGGTGAGGATTCTTGGATAGTCGGAGGGCAACCATTCTGGGACGAGGCGCAAGGAGCGTTCTTTAGTATCCCGTTGGTGCAATCAATCGTGGAAGCACTTAAAGAGGCTCACAACGCACCTCGCGGACTCTCAGAGCCATCTATGGCGTTTGCTAAAGAGTTTGACGTGGATAAGGTCTGGGATAAGTATTGGCTGCCATTCTGGAAAGAGAAGTTTGACGCGAATTAGTCTGCCGCTCGCAATCTGGGGAGAAAGCTACGGCGAGTTCCTAGATCGCTGGCTCGATGGCGTTCACGGACTCAACCGACAACCGGACGAGATTGTTCTGGTGACGGATGAACAAAACAAAGGTTTACATAATCTAAAGACTGACATCCCGCTACAAACGCACTGGCTCAAGCCAAAGGATTACCGACTCTGGGATTACGCCATAAGGCAGAGCACCGGTGACTGGATAGCGATCTGCAACGTCGATGACGTGTTTCTGCCCGCAGCCTTAGACACTATCGATCAGGCAGACCGCGAAGGTTACAACCTGCTTATCGATTCGCTAGTTGTCAAACAAACCGGACACGTCTGGCGAGGCTACTGGGATGCCGGCATGATTCCGCACCGCTTCACAATGCCAGGCGCAGAACCAATGCGGAAAGACCTCTACGTCGAGGCGGGTGGATTCGACTACAACTTCCAATACCCAGACTGGGCACTAATGGTCAAGGCGGTCGCTAAGGGCATCGTGCGTCCGTTCAACTCACCGACCGAGAGAATCATCTTTGACACCGGAGCTGACAGACTGACAATGAGCGGAGGGCAACAAAACCCATCCGTAAAGGCGCGAGGTTCGGCGCAGGTACACGAACTAGCAAAGGACTTAGGACTGCTATGAAGATTCTGGTTCTAGGCGCTGAGGGGATGCTAGGGCATCGAGTCGTGAAAGCATTAGAAGGCTTGAACGTAATCGCGCCATCACGCACTGACTACACCGCACCGGAGTCAGTAGCCAAGTACGGACTCACGCATGAGGACTACGTAGTGAATTGCATAGGCGCAATACCTCAAAAGAATTACGACCTCAACGACATGAGGCGGCTGAACTCAGAGTTCCCGCACTTCCTTAGAGCTGATGGCGAGTTCCGCATTATCCAGATCGCTACAGACTGCGCGTTCTACGGCGACGCCGGTAACTACAGCGAACAATCACTTAGAAACGCTCACGATGGTTACGGGCGAAGCAAGATACTCGGAGAGCTGCCTAGCATTATGAACTTGCGCTGCTCAATCATCGGTCCCGAGCTGACCTCTAAGCGTTCGCTATTTGAGTGGGTAAGAACTCAACCTCAAGGCGCAACACTTCACGGCTACGTGCGACACCGCTGGAACGGACTAACGACTGACGCGTTTGCCTCGATCGTGCGAGCGGTTATTGACAACGACCTCTACTTCGCAGGGATGCAACATCTAGTCCCTAGAGATGCCGTGACGAAGCATGAGCTTATTCAGATGATAGCCAAGCGAACTAAGAGAGATGACCTAAACATCGTTCCCGAAATCACCGGCATCGTAGATAGAACCTTGAGTACGGTGAGGCCTTATCTAAACGACTTGCTCTGGTTCAAGGCAGGTTACTCGCAGGCTCCATCGATTCAGGAAATGCTTTCAGAGTTAGCGGTAGACTAGAAGCATGGCCATAACTAACGGATACTGCACGCTAAGCGACATCAAAGCGGCACTTAGAATTACCGACTCGGTCGATGACGCACTACTAGAACTTAGCGTCGAGGGTGCAAGCCGACAGATTGACGGAGTTTGCGACAGGATTTTCTACAACGCCGGCAGCGCATCAAGAGTATTTATTCCGACTGATCCCTACTTGGTCGAGATTGACGACCTCGCAACCGTGACAAATATCAAGACTTCCTCGGCTGCCGATGGCAACTTCGACGTTACCTGGGAGACAACCGACTACGAACTACATCCGCTAAACGGGAAAGTCGGCGGAAGCTACTCACCGTATACAGACATTAGGGCAATCGGTGATTACCTATGGCCTATCTGGACCGTGACAAGCACGAACAGCAACGAAGCAACCGTGCAGGTGACGGGAACGTGGGGATGGACTAGCGTGCCGGTCGCAATCAAGCAGGCAACCATCCTGCTCGCAATGAGGCAGTTCAAGCGTTACGACTCACCGCTCGGTGTTGCAGGCTTTGGAGACTTAGGTGCAATCCGAGTAGGCAAGATTGATCCAGACGTAGACGCGCTGATTATGCCGTTCAAGAAGGTAAGTGCTGCCTAATGCCAACCATTACCCAGATTCGGGATGGCATCGCAACCAACCTACAAACAATCACCGGACTTAGGACCGCAGCCGAAGTCCCAGACAACCCAAACCCTCCGCAGGCCGTCGTCCAGATGGGCAACGTTTCCTACGACACCGCATTCCAGGGAGGGCTAACAACCTACTCATTTATAGTTTCAGTCATCGTCGCAAGGGTGACTGAGAACCGAGCGCAGGAAAGGCTAGACGCTTATGCCAGCACCTCGGGCGCTTCATCCGTAAAGAACGCCATCGAATCCGACCGGACACTCAATGGCCTCGTAGC